TTGTATCCCGTTAACTCTCAAAACATTACCCTCAAAAGTTACGATTGCCATTAAATCATCTTTTGGAGTTTTTAAAATGTCGTAATAGTCAGACGGTCTAACTACGATACCATTAGCGATGTAGTCCGCATCTTCTAACGCTGCGATGTCATTTACTAACATTCCCGCCTTTGTGTTGTCCGTAATAACTTGAACCGATGGCGTTGCGTCAGTATCTAAAACCGCTTTAAAAACTGAATTTTCAGCCTTAAAATAGTCGCGTCTTAATAAAGTTGGAATTGCTGACGTTACATAAGAAAGGTTATTTCTCATTTTCTTACTATAACGAGCAAATCCCGCTATAAAGTCAGTACTTACGTCGATAGCTGCAAAATCGTAGTCAATACGTGATTTTGATGCCGTTTGACTTGTTTGTTTAGAAATAGAACCCTCTGACCCTGTTTCAACAGTATAAGTATAAGTACCTCCGTCAATGCTAATAGTTCTAATCAAATCAGAAACATTAACTTTTTGACTCGGTAATTTTACGATGTCAAAATTATAGTCTCTTGGGTGTTCGCCAGATACGTTAGCCGTTGTCATATCGCCAACCGCTTTAACTTCTACCGTGTTTCCTTTTTTAACCTCTTTTATCTGGTCAAAATTGTCCGCTAATGCCTTTTTAAGAACATCCCCTTTTTTAGCCTCTTGCGTACTTTTTTCCTGTAATTTAATATCCAATGAATCAGCGTGTTTTTGCAAATCGTTTAGTTTTATTTCTAACTCTTCACGGACTGCTTTTACTGCCACTTCAATACTTTCCTTGTTTTCAGCTTGGAAACCTTTAATTAAGTTTTCCGCTTGCTCTTTAGACTTTCCCTCTAATTTTAAGGTTAAAGCCTCTAATTGTTCCTTTAATTCCATAGTTATAAACTATTTATGTAATTGGTTAATACTTCCTTTTGTTTAATTATCGGCTCTACGTTAGGAGTGCTATTCTTTAGCGGCTCTTTGTCTGTAAGTGATTTTAATATTGTTTCAATTTGTTTTAACCTTGCGTCAGAATAATTTAAATTATAAGATTTCTCTATTAACTCCATTATTCCGTAAGTAGATTTTAAACTTTTAATGTCTTCTACTGTCGACATTTCATTCGCTGCCCAACTCGATAAAAAAGAATACTCAAATAATTTATATTCTTTAATTATCGATTTATTTTTTGCGTCCCTGTTTATAATATTATAACCAATAGACAACTCGGCATTTAAACCGTTTTCTTTCATTAGCTGAATGTCGGTAAACATATCCCGAGAAACCTCTTTTTTAAGATTGAATTTTGTCGTAGTTAGTAAACCGTAAGAGTCTTTCGAGTCAATTTCTAAAGGTACACCCAAAGAAATAGTTGGTATATGGTCTTTTAAAACTCGTATCCTTTTAAAATTCTCTGAAACTGTTTTGTCAAAAGAACCTTTAGCAGAAATATCTCCGTCGGAATCTTTAAAGTCGTACGTATTTGCATACGCTCTGATTATCCCTTTTGATTCGTCAAAATCTTTTATATCTATTGACTCCTGTTTAAAATGTATCTGACTCATTCAACAAATATAAAGAATATTTATAATAAATGCCTTTTTCATAAATTTTATTTATAAGTTGGTTTCCAAAACTCTTCCCCGTCTAAAGTATTAACTTCTAAATCTTCCAGTATTTCCGTGATTTCCTCGTCAAAAATAAAACGTTTTATAAACGGGTTAAAATTATAATTGTAAGGGTTTAAAAGTTTCCCCGAATATTCAAACTCTTTACTATTTTTAAAAAGTTCCTCCCAAACCCAATGCCACTCGTTAGCTTGCGCGTATTCAATTCTTGCCCATTTTTCCGAAATACTTATTGCTTCCCCCTCTTTTATCCATAATTTACCAGAACGGGTAATTTTATTTCGTAATTTTTCAGACTCTTTTATTATTTCTTTCCCCCATTTGTCATTATAAAGGAACTTTCCCCCATTTTTTAACTTCAAAGTAAAAACTCTTTTAGGCGTTACCGCTCTAATTTCTTTCAAACCGTGCCACCCCGTAAATTGAACATCTGCGGGGGATAAACTACCACTATAATTTTCCCCATCATACACGGGGTGGTTATGAGTTAATATGTTATTTTTCATTCTCATACGCTCAACAAATGAAAATTTAACTTCTGCCTTTGTCCCTTTTTTTCTAAAAATTAAATTACCTTTTGAATCGAAAAGACCCGCCGATTCAAATTTATTATTCCTAATCTCTTCCTCGAACTTCTCAACGTTTTCAATATCGTCTATAACCTCCTCGAGTTCCTCAATATTTGGAATTACCTCTTCTATTACTGGTTCTGGTGCTTCTATTTGCTCAGTTCTTACCACTTGCGCCACCGCACAACGGCAATTTATAACGTTTCCCGCGCTCGTCTCTTTTCCATCTTTTCCACTTGGCGCAGCGGGGAACGGCATAGATTCGCCACTAACGATAAAATCGTCCTCCAACTTAACACGTTTTAAATTCATATCGTAATGGTCAAACGGACTATTGGGCGGGCGTCTCGTCCTATTGTCAAGCGCGGAAATCCAGATTTTATCCATCAAAACCCCACTTACAGAACTACTAACCGTAGCCGCATAATTTGACGCGGTGGTCGTCTCCGTTCTGGCTATTCTCTCGGACTCATAACGATAAAAACCTCTGCTTTTTAGTAACCTTTGAATGTCGGCGGCTATCTGTCTTTTTGATTTATTTTCTTTTAAACCTTTTTCGATTAACGCGTTTACATATTTAACGTAATTGCCTCGAACCGATACTATTCTTTTACCCCCGTTTTCAACAACCCATTTATTAACGTCCCTTTGATATTTGGATGTAAAATCGTCGGGTTTAAAGTTCTTTTTGTTTATCTGTTGGTTTATCTGCCTCCCTATGCGTTTTCCGTGAACAAGTCCAATATCCAAATATACACGGTTATAAGCCTCTGTAATTTTATCTGTTGAAATGTAAAAGTCTATTAAATCCTTGTAAGTATTATCTGTAATTTTGTCAAATGGAATCCCGCTCGCTATTTCTTTAAAAGTGTTTTGAAATATTCTAAATGCTCGGCGTTCATATCCTCCGTGCCACTTTAACCATTGTTTTCTGAACTGTCTAACCATTTGTTACGCTTGGGAAATCGTCTAAACTCTGCTCGAGCGTCATAATATCCGAAACAACTGTAAACTCTGACATACTCGGGTTATCCGTTGGCGTAAGTTGTAAATATTGTCTTGCCTCTTCGCGTGACATTAAACCATCCTTTACGCTTGGAATTACCCACTTTATCATTTCTGACATATCTTGTTGTAATTCTGGCATTTCTGAAAAGTGAAATTCTAAACAAGTATTTTCATAACCTTTAAAAAACGGTAAAATATCTGAATTAAACGCCTGTGTAAATAGTTTTAAATCTGGTATTATATTATCTGTTACTACTTGTTTTCTAAACTGGTTTACATTGTCATATTTTGCGCCGCTATCGTTATTTAATAATTTATCAGACCAACCCAAAACATTACAAATTTGTTTCTGGTCAAAATCTAAATAGTCAAATAATTTTAATTCGTCGGCGGTCATTGATAGACGCGTGAAACCTATTTCCGCTGACACTCCCGCTATATTTCCAAGTCTGTCGCTATCTTTATCCATTTCTTTAAGTCTGTCCTTTAAACTTTCAGCCTGTTCAGCTTTTAACGGAGTTTGACCTTTAGAATGTATTAAACCAAATGCTCCCCCGTTTTTCATTGTCTTGATATTTAAATCTAAAGCGCGGTTTGAACTTTCAATGTTTTTTAAAGCGGCTCTTAACGGCGAAAATCCGTATAAATGCGAGCCGCTCATATCAAAGTTGGGATTGGGGTATTTTATATGCGTAACCTCGTCAGCCGTAAAGCTAACAAATGAATCGTATTCTATCAATTTATAACCAGAAACGGGGGACTCTGTACTTAATAAATTGGCGTTTTCTTTCAAAACGATATTCATTAAATGACTCGGCAGTAAATAAATGGCTAACGGTTGGTTTTTATTAATACCCTCGGATGGCGATTGCTTATAAATAAAAACGTCCCCTGTTAATTTTAAAAATGTTTTGTATAACTCTAAAAACTCTACCCACGTCTGCAATACGTTCGGGCGTTCCAATGGCATTTTTAAAGTGTCTTCGTCAAACGCTTTGCTCTCTAATAAAATTTGTTTTATCTCCTGTTGTGGCGTTAAGTTGTAGCCAGTCGCTTTTAATAGAATATCTCTTTTATTTTTTTGGTCTTTATCTGTAATTTTTTTAATAGAATAGGGAACTGTTGAGGTTTTTGTAGCCATTTGAGAAATGACAGAGTAAACTATTGGGTTTATACTATAACCCTCTTCGACGTATGTTTTCCCTTTTGCATCGTAGTGCGTGCCGCTCTGACCTACCCATTTAAAAAATGATTCAAAATATTTATTTCTATTATCTTGGTTTCCCAAAATATAATTTGCCGCTTGTTGAAATACCCCCATTATAAAGAAAATTTATCTAATTATCAAAAGTAATAAATAAAAACTATAAATGTATTTTATTTAGAAAAAGAATACTTTCGGCTCCAATTCGAAATAGTACCTCATCATTATAGAATCCCACTCATCTGGCGAACGTCCGATGTATTGTTTTACAACCTCCTTACCGATTAAAGTAATTTTTCCGTCTTTATCTATGTCTTTTTGTTTTACTTGCTCC